TCCAAAAAGTGCTTATGGATTTTCAACAACATTATCCCGAAGCATTCCTAAACATGCAACGTAACATCGGTAAGTTTCCTGCTAAACCAGCGGCAGCGCTTTTACGCAAATGACACAAGATGAAATAATTGAGATGGCGGATAAGGCTGGCATTGAAAGCAATCAGTACATGATTTATGAGGCATTAGCGCATACAGCATTTGTGTGTTCAATTCAAGAACTTGAAGCCTTTGCCAAATTGGTAGCAGCACATACGTTAATGAACATTGACCCAAGCAAGTTTATGTCTTATCACGAACGAAAGGAGGTAGGCGATGTTAATCCAGTGTGATGCGTCGCAGCTTTGAGTGGAGAACTCTGTTAGAGCTAGCCAAAGACCAAGTAGGTATTGAAGAAATATTAGGAGGTGAAGATACTCACGCTAAAAATCAAGAAGCTTTTGAGTTACCCAGTAGACTTATCGCAAAGATTTTTCTGTTTAGAACTATTTATCGCGGTTCTGGTTGGTCTTTTGCCAACGATCCCGACTTTATGCACGTATCTGCTAAGTCAGATTTCTGGGACGACATGAATGATAAATTCTACAGAAAATATAAAGGCATTGACGCTTGTCATACAAGATGGAAAGATACCTGCATGGCTGGTAACCCCATCATCGGACCCCTCGGACGTAGTTGGACTTGTCCCCCCAAGCGAGACAATAGAGGAGAACTTAAAATACCTTGGACAACTCTTACAAACTATCCCGTGCAGGGGACTGGTGCTGATGTTATGATGCTTGCACGTATCATGGCAAAGAAACGGATTACAGATGCTGGAATTGAATGTGATTTTATCTCTACTGTCCACGACAGTATCGTTGTGGATACTAGAGAAGCAAACTTACACAAGCTTGAGCGCATCTTTGCTGGCGTTTTTGCTGACTTACCTAGTCGTATTCAGTCTGTATTCGGGTATGATTGGACTACACCAATGGCTTGCGAGTCTAAGTACGGTCCTAACATGAAAGATATGCATAAATTTGCTTGACATACCATCTAAAAGCATGGTATAATAATAGTATAGACACTAATTTTTAAGGAAAATATGAACATTACAATCTTGTCAATTGACATTAAAACTGTACCCACTGCCAAGGGCTCTTATCAAACTGCTGACGTAGCTTACAAGAACAACTCGTTCCAAGGTAAGGTCGAAGGTAAGAAGGTTATGAGCTTTGGTGCAACCAAGGACAGTTTTGCAACTCTTGCACAAGCACAACCTGGGCAAACCTATGAGGTAACGATTGTTAAGAATGACAAAGGTTATAACGACTGGGTCTCGATGGCGCAAGCGGTCCCTGGGGCGGCTAGTCCTGTCGCTACACCGCAAGCTGGTGCTGCTGGTAAGGCTCCTGCAGCAAGCCCTCGTAGCACCTATGAGACCCCCGAAGAGCGAGCCAACCGTCAGGTACTCATTGTTCGTCAAAGTTCTCTTAGCAGTGCTGCTACTGTGCTTACTGCTGGCGCTAAGACTCCACCTAGTGCACAGGCTGTGGTCGACTTAGCCAAGGTGTTTGAAGCGTATGTATTCGGTACGGAAGCTAACACAGATGACGGTAGCATTGGTGCTATGCAGTCTGATGAGTTTCCAGACGTAAGTTAAGAGTTATGACGGTTGTGCAGTATGCCCCCGGCATGTGGAAATTCCCACTGTGGCCACTCCCCCTAGAGAGAGACAACGGCAGCCGTCACCCCTTATGGGGTACACAGGTTATTAACCATACGGGTCTTGACAGCCCGTTTCCTTTTGTGTACCCCACCTATTACGAGGGCCGTCAAGCCAGCGTTCGAGGATGTTTCTGCAGGGATTTTCTGGCTTTCTCCCCTGCCTTTGACGAGACCAAATCGAGGCCCTCACCCATTATGAAAATACCAACACAATTCAATCTTGCTGGTTCTACATGGACCGTTACACAGATACAAGACTACAACCTCTTAGGAAGTTGTAACCGTGATACACGGCAAATCATTCTGAAGAAGAATGTTATGCAGGAACTTAAAGAGCAGACGTTCTTCCACGAACTCATCCATGCAATCTACTACATGTTAGGTAGAGAGGACCATGATGAGAAAGAGGTAGATCTTCTTGCAACTTTTTTACATCATTATTTACAAACTGCGAAATACTAATGCCTTTAAACAAATCTAAATCTAAAAAAGCATTTCAAGAAAATGTTAAGACAGAGATCAAAGCTGGCAAGCCTCCCAAGCAAGCTGTTGCTATTGCATACTCTGTTGCTGGTGAGAAAAAGAAACCAACTAAGAAGAAAATGTAATGGCTACAAAACCTGGACTATACGCTAACATTAAAGCAAAACAAGACCGCATTAAAGCAGGTTCTGGCGAACGAATGCGTAAGGTTGGTAGTGAGGGTGCCCCCACTGCTAAAGACTTTAAAGACTCCGCTAAAACCGCAAAGAAACCTAAGAAAGCAAAGTAATGACAGCAGCATGGCAAAAGAAGGAAGGCAAGAATCCTAAAGGTGGCTTGAACGCCAAGGGTCGTGCCTCATACAAAGCAGAAACAGGTGGCACACTTAAGGCTCCTGTTAAGTCAGGTGACAACCCACGACGTGCATCTTTCCTAGCACGTATGGGCAATATGCCTGGCCCTGAAGAGAAAGATGGTAAGCCCACACGTTTGAAGCTGTCGCTACAAGCATGGGGTGCATCATCTAAGTCAGATGCTAAAGCTAAGGCTAAAGCAATTTCGTCACGTAACAAAAAGGCTAAATGACAACAGCGCTCATTGATGGAGACATCGTAGCGTACCGTACAGCAGCCTCCTGCGAGAAGCAGGGGGTGTTGGTCGAGACGCAAGAAGTAGCGTTGCTACGGGCTGATGAACTAATGCGTCGTATCCTGCAGGAAACTGAAAGCGATACGTACAAGACGTTCCTCACTGGTAGTGACAATTATCGTTACAAGTACAATCCACAGTACAAAGCCAATCGTAAGGATGTACCCCGCCCTGCCCACCTACAAGCAGTACGTGAGTATCTCTGTACTGAGTGGGGTGCTAGTGTAGAAGATGGTCAAGAAGCAGATGATGCAATGGGCATTTATCAAATGGCAAACAAAGAAACAATCATTTGTTCCATTGATAAAGACTTGTTGATGATTCCTGGAGAACACTATGATTTTGTTAAGTCAATCCGACGCGATGTTTATCACATTCCTGCTATGCGCCATTTCTATTGGCAGCTTATTATGGGGGACCGCACTGACAATGTATTCGGTTTTGATGGAATCGCACGACAAAAGGTTCCAAAGAAACTTGAACATGTCATGGAGCAGTTGGAAAATTTCGATGACGAGCTTGATATGTTTGGGTTTGTTCGAGACCTTTACAACAACGATGAGCAACTTTTAGCCAATGGTATCTGTCTATGGATTCGCCGACAAGAAGGTGAAATCTGGCAGTTCCCAACATGAAAAAGAAAATAGAATGGACTGAAGGCCGAATCCGTTCTTTCATTACCTCTACATTACGAGCTGGTTCACGGCGCTGGCCTCCTAAGTACGAGACACTTAACTCTTCTAGAACAGAAAAGAAGATCAATGTCAAGACAGGAAGGTTAGCACAACACTATCGTTGTGCAAAATGTAAAGAGGAATATACGTCCAAAGATGTAGAAGTAGACCATATTAAACCAGTCATTGACCCAAAGAAGGGATTCACTACTTGGGATGACTATATTAAGCGTCTCTTCTGCACCGAGGATAATATGCAGACATTATGCAAGCCATGCCACTTGGCTAAGACTAAATTAGAAAAAGAAATATCAAAGAAATATGCTAGTAAATAAATCAATTGAAACTGCTAACGGTACTATTAAGTTTGAGGGTGAACTAGAACAGAATGAGCTGGACTTTGTACTTAAGATTGGACTGAACACTTTGCTAACAGCAGGCGCAATTCCCTTCACCACTAAGAAACCAGAAACAACTATTACTTCTGTCGGTTCTGAGAGTATTCAATGAGTAACATCTTGTTAGGAATAACAGGCTGCATCTACGTAGGTGTGGCTATAGATTATTTCCTTAAGAACAACACAGGCATGGCACTAGCGTTCTTTGCCTACTCATTAGCAAACGTAGGATTCATTTTAGCAAATGGCAAAACACTTAGTCCTGCCTGACGTACAGGCAAAACCTGGGGTTGACTTTAGTTACCTCAGTAAAATCGGTAGGTATGCTGTAGAGAAGAAACCAGACACAATTATTTGTATTGGTGACTTTGCAGACATGCCTAGTTTATCTAGTTACGATGTGGGCAAGAAGAGCTTTGAAGGACGCCGCTATGTCGAGGATATTAAAGCTAGCAAGGACGCTATGGTTAGCTTCCTGTCTCCAATATGGGACTTTAATGCACGAGCTAAAAAGAATAAAGAGAAACAATACAAACCAAAACTAGTACTAACTTTAGGAAACCATGAACACAGGATTAACCGCGCTGTCAACGATGATGCTAAACTTGAGGGGGTCCTTTCAATTAGCGATCTTGGATACGAAGAATATGGTTGGGACGTTCACAACTTTCTTGATGTCGTGGTTTTGGATGGTGTTGCTTATAGTCATTACTTTACCACTGGCCTCATGGGGCGCCCTGTCACTACTGCTGCAGCTTGTTTATCTAAAAAGCATATGTCCTGCGTTCAGGGCCACCAGCAGGGTCTTCAAATCGCTACGGGCTACAAAGCGGATGGGGGGCTATTAACTAGTGTGATTGCAGGCTCCTGCTATGAACATGATGAAGACTACATGAGTAGCCAAGGCAATCGCCACTGGCGTGGCTTCCTAGTCTTGCATGATGTACAAGACGGTGAGTTTGACCTTATGCCTGTTTCTTTAAATTATTTGAACAAAAAATATGCTAACCCATCAACCTAAAGGCAGCATGTGTATGAACTGTAAGAACAATAAACAAGACTGTTCTGAGTTACCATTTAACACAATGCCTGTGATTGAAACATGGAACAACATTAAAATTGTAGCTTGTAAAAATTATGATAAATGAAGTTGACATTGAACATTACAAAGAATTAAATACACCACAGCCTGATCCTGTGGAGCGCCCTGCACATTACACCATGCACCCATCTGGCATCGAATGTATCCAGATTACGGAGCACATGGGGTTTAATCTAGGCAATGCTCTTAAGTACATCTGGCGTTGTGATCTTAAACAAGATGCCGTAGAAGACTTGCGTAAAGCTATGTGGTATATTAACAGAGAATTGGAAAAAAGGAATGACAGCGGTAAAACTAATTTGGACAACGCCTGACGGAGAGCGTCTTGTTGCTCAAATGGCACGAGTGTCTAATCCAGAGAATGAAAACAACACAGCAACTGCACCAAAGTTAATTAAATATCTTGCAAAGCACAAGCACTGGAGTCCATTTGAAATGGTGAGTGCTTGTATTGAAATTGAAACTACACGAGACATTGCAAGACAAATCTTGCGTCATCGTAGTTTCTCTTTCCAAGAGTTTAGTCAACGCTATGCAGAAGCTTATATGTTTGAGACAGGCGAGTGCCGACTACAAGACAATAAGAATCGACAAAATAGTTTGTTGAATGAGGATCGTGAGCTTGCAGATGAATGGGAACATCAACAACAGCTTGTACTACAAGCGGCTGTAGATGCTTATCAGTGGGCTTTGAAGAATAACATTGCTAAAGAAGTAGCTCGTAAGGTTTTGCCAGAAGGTATGACGATGAGTCGTATGTATATGACAGGAAACTTGCGTAGCTGGATTCACTATCTTTCTGTACGGCTAGACCCAAGTACACAGAAAGAACATCGTGAGGTAGCACAACTAATTAAGGTAGCTTTGGAACAACACTATCCAAATCTAATGGAATATGCTAATGCTGTCGATGATTGATGTTAAAGAGCTAATTGTAGCTAAAATGGACCCCTTAGAATTTCTAGATGCGCTTGATATTTCTTTCCAAGAACTTGTTGATAAGTTCACAGAAGAGATTCAAGACAACTGGGAAGATGTTATTGACTCGCTTAACGAATGAAAACCACATCTCACAATCCTGTAGAATCAATTGAACAGCAGCATTACAAGAAGAAATATCTAACTCGTAAGCAGCAAGAAGAGGAGGCAAAGGATGCCATTAGACGATACAACCATGAAGAAGTTGGCAGAAGTGCGGAAGAGTCGCCAATGCCCGATACATCGACAATGGTTACGAAAAGGCAATTGTGAACTGTGTATAATGGAACGCGAAGCTAAGAAAAAAGAATACGAGAAACTTACCGGCAGCAACAAGCCTGCCATTTTTATAAAGAAACTATGACAGATAAATCACGATTTCGTAATACGTTTGGCGAAAACATCTTTCGCTTTAAATATGCCCAAGGTCCTGCCGATACATGGGACAAGCTGGCAGAACGCTTAGTAGATGATGTCTGTGGTACCCGCGGTGGCACTACAACAGCATTGATGAGCTTGGATGAATGTAAACAGCTTACTGAGTACATCAAGGAAATGAAGTTCTTGCCAGGCGGTCGTTACCTGTACTACGCAGGACGCCCCTACAAGGCTTATAACAACTGCTATCTGCTTCGTGCTGAAGAAGATACACGAGAAGAATGGAGTAATGTTACATGGCGAGCAATGTCTTGTTTGATGACGGGTGGTGGCATTGGTATTGACTACTCAAGACTCCGTCCTGCTGGAAAAGCTCTTAGCCGAACAGGAGGCACTGCAAGCGGACCTCTACCTCTTATGTATGCGATCAATGAAATTGGACGCAACGTCATGCAAGGAGGCTCTCGACGTAGTGCGATCTATGCGTCTCTTAATTGGCGACATGAAGACATTGATAAGTTTCTCCACGTCAAAGACTGGTCCGATGACGTAAAGGCAGCTAAAGAGAAAGACTTTAATGCCGCAGCTCCGCTGGATATGACTAACATTTCTGTGAACTATGACAACGCATCGTTCTTAGAAAACCCCAATAAGCCAGGTGAATTTAGCCTTGCTCATAACCCCGTATTTGTAGAAAACTGCCGTCAGGCACTGATGACAGGAGAACCTGGCTTCAGCTTTAACTTTGGAACTAAAGAAAATGAAACCCTTCGTAACGCTTGTACAGAGGTCACTTCGGAAGATGACAGTGATGTTTGTAATCTTGGTAGCATTAATATGGGCAATGTGGCGTCTATTGCTGAGTTCAAGTCCATTGTACAGCTTGCCTCTAAGTTCCTTGTGTGCGGTACTCTTAGAGCGGATCTCCCTTATGACAAAGTGTATCGAGTACGCGAAAAAAATCGACGCTTGGGACTGGGACTCATGGGAATTCACGAGTGGCTCCTCAAGCGAAACAGTGCCTACGAAGTAACTCCAGAGTTACATAAGTGGCTTAAAGTTTACGAAGAAGAAAGTGAAACAGCCGCCAATGAACATTGTGACCGATTCTACCTCAATCACCCCAAAGCATATCGAGCTATTGCTCCTACAGGCTCAATTGGCATTCTTGCAGGGACGACTACAGGAATTGAACCACTCTTTGCTGTGGCATATAAACGTCGCTTCCTTACGGAAGGAACAAAATGGAAGTATCAGTACGTCGTTGACGGAACGGCTCAAAACCTTATCCAAGAATATGGAGTTGACCCAGACAAGATTGAGTCAGCTATTGACCTGAGTGAAAACTATGAGCAACGAATCAAGTTCCAAGCAGACATTCAGGATTACGTTGACATGTCAATTTCAAGTACCATCAACTTGCCCTCATGGGGAAGCGCAGGAAATAATGAAAAGCGAGTACAATCGTTTACAGAAACTCTTGCAAAATATGCACCCCGATTGCGAGGCTTTACTTGCTATCCTGACGGTAGCCGAGGCGGGCAACCACTTACATCAGTCCCTTATTCCGAAGCCATCAAGCACAAGGATATGATTTACGATGAGGTTGACATCTGTGAATACACAGGTCATGGCGGCTCCTGCGGCGTTTGATTTACAAAGGAAATCAATATGGTAGTAATGCTAGAGTTTATCAACGGCCTGCAATTGGGCGTTGAGCACATGACTGGTGACGAGGAAGATGAGTATCATTATGCCATTATCCTTAACGTAACGTTCTTACGCTTTGTCTTCATGAAAATGAAAGAGAACGCATAAAAAGAAAGCCCCTATGTATAAACGAGTAG